GCTGAATCCGGACGCGGCATCAGGGGTGCATCTGCCGCGTCCGGATTCAGCAGCCGCTCTGCCGCCTTGACCATGTCGGTGTGCAGCGCCGCCGTCTCGCTCTCGAAGGTCTCGCGCGTCGCGTCCAGATCGGCGACGGCTTTCGCGACGGGCTCCATGATGCGCGCGGTCGCTTCGACCACCGATGCGGTGACAGCGTCTGACAGCTTTGACAGTTCGCCTTCCAGCCGTTCGTCCGTCGAGTTGCTTTTTTCTGCAAGTCGTTTCAGGAGGTCGCCCTCAAGGGCCGCGACGGCGAGGTTGGCCGCGCCGCGCGCCCGGTCTTCGGTCGTCTGTTGCAGGTCTGCGATCTGCTTGCCGATCACGGTGGCCAGATGCAGCATGCCCTCGCTCTGCCGCTCCAGCGCCGCCGCTGCCCGCCGCAGGTCGCCCTCAGCCTTGCCGATGGCAATCAGTTCCTCTGCCGCCTGCCTGCGCTGTTTGGTCAGCCGGGCCATGTCTGCGGTGATCTCTGCCTGCACGGCGCGGATGGCGTCAAGGTCCACAGCCGCCAGTTTCTTGTCGATCTCCGTCAGATGTTCTGTGACCTGCACCAGCGTCCGGTCCTGCATCCGGCTGTCGACCAGCAGGTCGGCCTTGATGTCTGCGGCTGCCTTGCGGACTTCCTCGCCCGTCAGGCGCAGGGCTGCCTCGCGCACGCCTGTGGCAAAGGCCGTAATCTGACGGTCGGCCTCTGACTTGGCGACGTCGGTCGCGGTCTTCTCGACCCTCTCGCGCAGCGCCTTGCCGAAGTCTCTTGCTTCAATGCCCATCGAATCCCTCCAGAATCGCTGCGAGCCCGAGGGACTTCACGACGTCTTCGGCTGTCGTGCTTTTGTCATTGGTCGGGTCGTCATTGGTCGGGTCGTCATCGACCTGATCATCCGGCACCGGGCTGCCCACGGGAGGATCCTCGCCCGGGGCTGACGGGCCTGTCGGGGCGAAGTCTTCCATGTCCTCTGCCTCGGGTGCGGGAGGCAGGTCCGCCTTCGCCCGCAGCAGGTCTCCCAGCACCTTGTCGCCCGCCAAGTTGTAGCCGACGTCTGCAAGGGTCTTGACGTAGGAGGCGAGGGACGTGAGGTCTTCCGGCTCAAGGTCGCCCGGCTGCGCATGCGGGCGCAGGTCAGGGTCCAAGCCGTTGATGCGCCAAATCTGGGGGATGAGGGTTTCGTTGATCTGGGCTGCGATGTGGTGGAGGTAGGCACGCATCGCGACACCGAAGGTCTGCACCTTGGACTGCCCCAGCGCCAGCGATCCGCCGCCCGTCGCCCCGAGGAAGATGAAATCGGCCATGACCGACCGGGCGATGTCGCGCTGGTAGCGGTTGATGCTTTCGTCGATCCGCAAGGCGCGGCTGCCGCCCGACGAGATCAGGCTGAATTCGTAGAACGGGTTGCCCTTTTCGTCGCGGTCGGAGGGGAGCAGGACGCCCTCTTGCTCGTCGCGTCGCACGTTCTTGAGGAAGGTCTCGTAGCTGGCGCGGACGGCGGCTGCCTTGGGGTCCGCCTCGACGTCCAGCACCTGACTCGGCACCTTCAGGACGGGGTAGCCCGCGAGGTCGCGCTCAATGCCGATTCCCTCGATTTCCTGCAGCCGCTTCAGGAAGTAATACGACCTGTAGGCCGACCGGAGGCTCGCCCGTCCCTCTGGGTTGTCCAGTTCGGCGGTGGTGCGGAAGTGCAGGCAGCGCCGAATCGGGACGGTGACCATCGGGCCGTTGCTGGGCATCTGGACGAAGCCCAGCAGGTTTTCGTCGTCATCGTAGACCCAGCGTTCGATGGTGCGCTGCGAGCGGTTGGCGATGGCGCGCGGTGCCCAGAGCCCGTCATCGAAGTCCGACGAAAGCCATGGCTGGGTGACGTTCACCCCCTTGCGCTTTTTCCACAGAATCTCGCAGACCGCGAACCCGTAGGTGAACATGGAGCAGGCCGTGTCGATCACTTCGGGAAAGGTCTGTTGCATGTCGCTGACGAGCATGTCCTCGACCAGCTTGGCTGCCTCGACCGACGCTTCGTCGTCCGGGTCCGTCGGCAGAAAGGTCCACTTGACCGACCGGAGCAGCATCGTGATCGCGAACAGGATTGCGCCCGCCGTCGAGTCGCCGTTCGCCATTTCGAAGTAGGTTTGCCGCCCTGTCCGCCCGACCAGATCGCGCTGGAATTCTTCGCGGATGTAGCCTGAATAGTTCCGGAGACCTGTCGTCCCGATCCGGGTCATCAGGGGGTAGGTTTTCTTGGCTTCGGCTTCGTTGAAGTCTGCCATGCGTTAAACGCCTCGCACCTGTGCCCTGATCTTTGCGGCACCATAGCGCAGCTTGCCACCTTTGGACAAGCCGTCCGGTTGTGGCTGTCAGACGCTTGGCCTCCACGGGCTCGGGCGGGATCCTCCGAGGACTTCCGCCGACGGGGCTGCCACCCGGCTCATGAGGTCCGTCACGCCCCAGATCGCCGCGTCCGCCCTGTCCGGGCTGGATTCGCCCGTGTAGCCCGTCACGGTGATGGCCATCATTTCGTCTTCCATGCTGGGGAACATGCCGACGTGGTAGACCCTGCTCTGTTCGTAGAGGGCCGCGATGGGCTCTGCCCGGACGACCTTGCCGCGCGTCGCGGTGACCAGCTTCACGGGGATGTTGGGGGCCGCGCTCTTGATCACGCTCTCGACCATCGCGCCACCGAAGTTGCCTTCGGCCACCACGCGGTCAGCATCCCAGTCTTCGTAAGCCTTGGCGACGCGGGCCGACCATTGGTTCGGGCTGGCCACGAGGGTGGCGTCTTCGAGGACGTAGAAGCGGTCTTCGGTCTTCGTCTTGCCGAACGTCACCCCGACCACGACGATTCCGATGGCGTCGCTTTTGGACAGGGGGTTGGCCGCGCCCGAGGGGTCGACGCCGACCACCACGCGGTCAAGCCTTGTCGGCATCGACGCGCGCTGGAACATATCGGCGGTCCAGAGGGCTCCCGGCACGTCCATCAGCAACTCGCCCAGCAGTTCCTGCCTGCCGAGACGGGTGCCGTCGTATCGCCCGCGCAGTTCTTCGATGGCGTGCGACGAGAGGTTGGCGAAGTTGTCCATGGTCGACGCGCGGGTGATCACCACGGCGGGGTCGCCTGCCGCGAATCTGGCGTTCAGGGTGCGAAACAGGGGCAGGGGCTTGGGGGTCGATGTCAACAACATCCGGGGTTGCTGCCCCTTCGGACCCACCCGACGTAAACCGAAGCTGGCTTGAGTGTAAACCTCATCGGCGGCTTTGCCCATGCCCGCCAACTCATCGATCCATGCGCCGTTGTGTTCCGGGCCGCGCAGACGCTCCGTCGCCTCGCCCGTGAAGCTGGTTATCCGGCTGCCGTTCATGAAGTCGATGCGCCACGGTCTGCGGATCACCTTGCGGACCCTGTTCGGGAAGCGTTCGACCAGCCGCATCAGCCCGGACGGGCCGTCAAAGGTCACCTTGTCCAAGTCGTCGAATGTGGGGCTCACGACGGCGTGCAGGAAGCCCGGCCAGCGGTGGACCTGCTCCCATGACCACTCTGCCCCCGTGCGGGTCTTGCCCGCGCCCCTGCCTGCCTGCAGCAGCCATGTCATCCAGTCGCCTTGGGGAGCCACCTGATCGGTGCGGGCGAAGAATCGCCACGGCAGGGCCTTCATGACCCATCGCTCGAATTCGGCTTTGCCGGATCCCGGCATGAGGGTGTTGCGGATGTGTTTGCGCAGGGGCGGGGACGCCAGAGCGTAGTGGGCTGCCCAGCTTGCGTTGTCGGGCGGGGGGGTTTTGTCGCGGTATTGGTGCTTGTCGATCAGGCTCAAGGCGCGGGCCTTTTCTGCCGGAAGCGGTCGAGAATGCTCTCGAAACGTCCGTTGATTTCCTCATCGGTCTCGCCCGTGTCGGGCTCATCCAAGGGGTTCCTGCCGTTGTCTTCGCCCTGATCGCGCCAGCCCATCCGGGCCTTGGTCCAGAAGATCGAACAGGAGGCGAATTTCGGGTGCTTGTGGTCCGATGCCGCCGTGAACAGCGCGTTCGCGACCTTGAAGTTTGCCTTGGCTACGCCCGCCCGCAGTTCGGTCTCGTATGCCTGCAGTTCCTGCGAGGTCAGGTTCAGGATTTCCATGATCGCCTTGCGGTCGAGACCGACGCCCGCTGCCCGCTCGACCTGCATGCCGATGGGGGTCTGCCCGACTGACGGCAGGATCATCTCGGGTTCCGGCTCAGGGTCGGGCTTGCGCATCGCCACGACTTTCGGCTCTGGTTTCGGCTTCGGCTCAGGCTTGGGCTTCGGCGCTGCCTTCGGCTTCGGCTCAGGCTTGGGCTTCGGCCCTGCCGCATCCACGTTCGGCATGTTGACGAAGTCCATCCGCAGCGGCTCTGTGCGGGGCTTGCCGCCGTGCTGGGTGGTGAAGACGGGCCGAGCCTTGATCGCCACCGGAGGCGGCTTCACAGGCGGTCCTGCGGGCGGGACGGGGGCGCTCTCGCTCATGCAGCATCCTTCCTCGTCTGGTAGGTCTGCCCGCTCTGGACGTGGACGGCGGACTTGCCGGTCACAGCCTCCCATCGTTCGATCATCGCGTCACAGGTCTCGGGGTCCGGATCGAAGCAGGCTGCCCTGCGCTGGGTTTGCGACGCCGCGATGAGGGCCGCGCCGTTGCTCTCGCCCGCGAAGGGGTCGACGAACCATCCGCCCATGGGGACGTGGTTCCGGACGGGCTGCACGAAGGATTGCAGGGGGGTCTCTGCCCGGCTTGCCCAGACCGTCGTCTGCTTGCGCCCGCCTGCCCATGCCGGGCCCCCGGCCTTGGCGCAGTAGAGCCCGAGGACATGCGAGGGCGCGAAGCCTGCCTTGCGCGGCGGCTCTGCGGTCGGGACCACGATCTGCGCGCGAATGTCCATCTTGGCCGCGACTGCCGCGTTCGCTGCGACGTGACTGCGCAGCCCTGTCGCCCAGAGGTAGGCGATCTTGGCGGGGATGGTGTCCAGCACGGCGGTCAGCGATTCGGCCTTGAGGGCTTTCGGGACTTCGGTGACGACCAGCAGGCACGCGGGCGGGATCATCGCCTCAATGGTTGCCGGGTCGCCACCATCGGCGCAGGCCAGCACGCTTGGCCCAAGCTGCCAGAGGTCGCCTGCCTGCACGACGGGAAAGGATTCCTCGGGGTCGGCTTCCTCGGGGGGTGGACCGAATTCCGGCAGGTCGAACGCGGTCAGGCTGACGTCGAAATCTGCGAGGGCCAAGAAACGCAGTTCTTCGTCCAGCACGTCCTTGTCCCACGACGATCCCACTTCGCCCAAGCGGTTGTCGCTGATGATGAGGGCGCGCTTCTCGAAATCGTTCAGGTCGCTGCGCTGCACGGTCGGGACCGTGGTCAGCCCGAGGGTCTTGGCCGCTTCCAGCCGCCCGTGTCCGATCAGGACGACGCCGCCTTCGTCGATCACCAGAGGCTGAGTCCAGCCCCACTCAGTAATCGCGCGGGCCAGCGCCCGGACCTGCTCTGCCGAGTGGGTGCGGCTGTTCTGCGGGTGGGGGCGCAGGCTTTCGATGGGCGTGTCGGTGATGATCATGCGATTTCCTCGACGCCTTGGCCCTGTGCGGGTTCCGGGGTGTCGATCTGAACCTCGACGCCCGCCCGCATCAGCTTGGGCTTCTCGCCCGTCCAGCGCGCCCAGCGTTGCGCGCCGACGTCGCAATAGGCGGGGCTCAGTTCGATAGCGACGCATATTCTGCCGATCATCTCTGCGGTGACGATGCACGTTCCGGATCCGCTGAACGGCTCGAAAACGACGTCCCCCGGCAGGGTGCAAGTCAACATCGGACGCCTGAAACTTTCGACCGGCTTCTGGGTGCCGTGCCCGGTGAACGACTTCGAGTGGCCGATCTCCCAGACTGTCGACAGCGCCGGGCCGAACCACTTTGGCTTTGATCCCTTGCGGACGGCGAAAAAGCACGGCTCGTGGCCGTGGTGATAATGGCCGCGCCCGATGGCGGCTCGATTCTTGACCCAGACGATCTGCGCCTTCACGTCGAAGCCCGCTTTGACGAGGCTCTCGTGAACGTCCTGCGCCTTGGTGCCCGCGTGCCAGACGAAGGCCACCTTGCCGGTGAAGCCTGCCCAGACTTCAGCCCAATCGGCGCGGTCATCGTTCAGCACCACGCCTTTGGCCGATCCTTCGCCGCCCATGCCTGCCTGCTCTCGCCACGCGGGGTCGTATTCGACGCCGTAGGGCGGATCGGTGATCATCGCGACGGGCTTCATCGCCATGCATTGCGCCAACAGGTCCGGGCTGGTCGAGTCGCCGCAGTGTAGCCTGTGCCGTCCGAGGTGCCAGACGTCGCCCGCTTGGGTGAGCGGGACGGCGGGCGGCTCT